TATCTTATCGGCTTTATCGCTGGCGCAGCCTCAGTCGGCGCATGGGCGGCCTATACCATTGCGCATCTTCGGCGTTCCAGGGACGGGATCATTGACCGAAGCCGAGTTGGTTTTTGTGTCTCGTGCGGCTCGGGAGTTGTTATTGCAGGCGGGTGTCAATGTACGCCTAGTCAAAATCCAAAGATTACCCATAGACCCTTGCGCGACGACGCCTAAGAATTTAGACTCCTCGGTTGTTAATTTTTACTGCTACCGCAACCACTACTTTAATCGCAACCAGGGCTCCAGGGGCAAGACAACCATCACACACTACGTTCAGCCCCCGATGTATCAGAACGGTCAGAGCTACCAGGGCGGTTTTGCGGTTGGCGTTTGCACTGGCGCAGCATATACAAATTTTTCATCCAGTAACGGCATTGCCCGCAGATTTCCAACCGGAGAGCCGAGACTTAACACAACGGCTGGAATTATTGCCCACGAAATAGGTCATAACCTGGGCGCCGATCACGATAGCTCGAATTGCAACATCATGCACCCGTCAGCCGCCGGCGCTTGCTTTAATGTCGGCACTGGATTTCAGTTTAATCAACTAGCGCTTACGCAGATTAATCGCTGCCAAGCCCGCAAAACAGCACTTAGGATCCGTGGTATCAAAGCTCTCCCCCGATGCTCAAGTACGCGCCTGGTCTCATAGCCTAGCCGAAATTCGCAAAGAACAGGGCGAAGCCGCATACTGGCGTGGGGTCAGAAATCTCTGCCTCAAGTCCCCCTGGTTCATCACCCGCGTGGTTCTTCAGTACCATTGGATGGACGAGGACCTGCACGGTAATCATCTCCTTGGATTCTACGAACGCAACGTAGGCAAGGACACCGCAGTTTTTATTCCCCGAGGACATGGCAAGACCCTGACCTCCGCTAGTAGAATTATACACAAGATTCTTAATAACCCGAATATCTCGCTGATGTACGCATCCGCGACGGAGCCATTGGCCGAAAACTTTTGCGCAATGGTCGGTAAGGAACTGATCTCCAATGACTACCTCCTCAAAGCGTTTCCTGACATTCTTCCGCAGTCGAAGCAGGACGTTGATAGGTGGGGGAAGGACGGCTATTCACTTCCGAATCGGCGTCCGCGTATTGACCCAACGCTTTTTTCTATTGGTCTCGGTGGGAACCCGACCGGAAAGCACCCTGACGAAATCTTCATCGACGACACCATTACACTCCAGAATAACAACGAAGCTGGATACAGAGACTCCGAAGACTTCCTGAAAGAGTGTAAGCTCCTCCTATCGCCACAGGGCGTTATAAACCTAACGGGGACACGCTGGGATGACGGCGACCCATACGGTAAGATTATTGAGGGCAAGCTCCATGGTCGGCAAGGCAAGTTTGAGACAATGATTCTCTCCTGCTTTGAGGACGACAACCCCAGAAAGCCCCCCATCTACCCGCTCAAGAAGCGATGGAACTCACCGGTAGAAAGCGGTTACTCGCACGAAAGCCTACTCGCTCTCAAGGCCCCAGAGTCGGAGGGGGGAATGGGAGCAACGTTTGATGCCCAGATGCGCAACGACCCAGCACCAGAGGAAAGGCAAGACATCAAAGTGGGTGATATTAACATCTACGACCCAGAGACCGCAAAAATTGCGGACCGCCTCGGTGATATAAGATCTTTTGGTATAGAAATCCTCGGCGGCGGCGGACTTATCTCCGGCCTCGTTCGAGAGAAGTGCGATGCAATGAAGTTTGACATCCCGCTTCAGGAAGTTGGTAAGCGGCAATCGGCTCGTGGTAAGGGCAAAGAAGACACCATGCGCGCGACCCTTGAGCCCACCATTCGCGAAGGAAGACTCTTCGCCCAGCAGTGGATGATAGGCGACCCCGGCGATAGTGAGGGTCTCGGATACGAGATTCGCCGCCTCGGAGTAGCCAAGCACGATGACATCGTGGACTGCCTATCAATGATCATTTCAGATGTGTGTGCCGGCTCATTCCCCGCCGAAGACATGCGTACCATGGACGTATACATCGGAGCCGACCTGGCGTTTACCGAGAAGGTGAAGTCAGACTGGACTGTTGTGATGGCAGTCGCCGTCGACTCCAAGCGGAACTACTGGATCTTAGACTACGATCGATTCCAGATATCCGCAGCCACGGCATTGGCCGACCGGCTTATAGCATTTTTCCGTAAGTGGAGTCCCGAAGATGGGCGCACTACGCCTAGGCAGAAAAAACGTAACTTCGCAGTGAATTATTAACAGGATCTTATGAAAAAGAAGACGCTCGTAAATAGCAAGACGATGCCGATTCCCTCTAAGCCTGCTGCGCACCAGATTGTGATTGAGGGTACCAAGATCACAGGTGGATCGCGTGTGCAGTCTTTCCCTAACAGCCCAACGGTTGTCAAGGGCGGGAAGTAAGCATTATAAGCCGGGGGCAACCCCGGCCCTTTAAGGTTCATACGTGAAGAACGAAATAGTCTCAAAAACTGGTAAGCAATCGGACGCAGAAGCCAGAAAGACCCGCGCTATCTTTGATAAGATCAATAAGTGCGAGTCTGACACTTCCGATATCCGCAAGGTGTGGGAAGCTAATCACACTATGTTTGTCAGCGGATCCCAGTTCCCTGGCAAAGAGGACTGGCAGTCGGACTTCTCCGTCAACAACTTCGGCAAGTCAATCCGCGCCGCCCAAGGCCACATGGTCAACACCCTGGTAAACCAACCAGACTGGTGGGACATGACCGTCAAGAACCCCAGAAACCAAAAGGCGCTTTTTCTCAAGAAGCCGCTCAAAACCCTCATGGACTACCACCTTGAGGCAGCAAATTTTAAACGCCACGCCGGCACCTTCTTTATGCAGTCGCTCATCTCTATGGGCGTTATCCACGTCGGCTATAAGAAGAAGATGGTTCTCAACCCAGAGTGGGTACTAGAGAAGACAAGGGAGGAGCGCCGCAAGGAGCAGGTCGCTCGCCAGGGTATTGTGGCAAACCCCGAGTCCACCGATGCGCTCGCCGAGGTAGATTTGGCCGAGCAGATCTCAATGGAGATTGATAAGCTAGTGGCTGAAGCACAGGGCGAAGACGCCCCAGCCCCTCGCAAGATCAAACAGTATGTTCAATACGGCTGCTTGGACTTCCAAGAACCAATGCCCCAGTTTTTCTATTTTGAGCCTTCAGCCGCATACATGGCCGATTCGCACTGGATGGCATTTGAGTACCAAGTCTCAATGACCGAGCTAAAGCAAATGGCTCGCCACGGCTACATCTCTAAAGCAGCCATTAAGCGTATACCGCCCTCCGCCCCCGACCAGCGTTGGGGGATCGCAAACGCCCGATACAAGAATATCAACCAAGACGCCCAGCGCGTCGATATGGTTACGCTTACCGCCTACTACGGCCCGCAGATCGAAGAGGGCGAGATCGTCAAGGATGCCTACTTCTGTCTTATTGCCAACAAGAGCGTGATCCTGAAAGAGGGCGACTATCCATATTGGGAACCCCCAGGACACAAGACCCCAATTGTTGCAGCAGCGGTCCGGCAAGTTCCATTTAGACCAACGGGCGCCGGTATTGGCGATAACGCCCGCCAGCTTCAGCAGCAGTTTGACTCAAATCTCCACCTACAGTGCGACACATGGCGCTTGAACGTGGGCGGCTTAAACGTAGTCAACCGCAACGCGCTTATTGACAAAAACTCCTTAGACGAAGGCATTTACCCTGGCAAGGTTATTGAGGTCAGAGAAAAGCCCCGCGATGCGTTTGAGCGCATGAGCCTCACCTCCAACACCGAGAACCAGGTTGCGCCAATTAATGAGGTGCTCCGCGCAGCCATAGACGATCAAACCGGCAACATGGACGCGGTATCGTCCGGCCCCAACCTTCGCAGCCGCACGAGCGCCGCAGAGGTCAACCAGCGTGTTCAGGGCGCCCAGTCAAATCTAAACATTATGGCCCTGGACCTAGAGGAAAACTTCCTCGTACCGGTTCTCCAGAAGTGCCTAGCCCGCATACTCCAGTTTGGCATCTCTGAGATTCAGAGCAACTATGAAGTCCGCGCACTGTTTGATGAAGAGGAGCTACAAGCCATGCTCTCTCTCTCGGAGGCTGACCGCCTGGAAATCATCCAGAGCTACTTTAGCTTTACAATTGATGGCTTTTCGGCCAATCAGGACAAGAAGGAGAAAATCTCTCGCCTCAACGAGTTCCTTCAGATCGCCTCTGCCAACCCACTCCTCAACTCCATGGTCAACTGGCCTGAGCTAATCAAGGACTGGACGCGCCTTATGGACCTAGACACGGAAAGGCTGTTGATTGTCGGCGAAAGCGAAGCCGCAAGAATCGTATCGGAAAATGCAGTGCTCATGCAAAATACCACGGTAATTCCAGGACCAAACGATAACCACGAAATGCACATGCAGATTCACGGCCCTATCGCACAGTCTCAGTTTACGACCCCAGCGCTACAACAGCACATGCAAATGCACCAGCAGGCGCTAATGCAGATGCAGGCAATGCAACAGCAGCAGGGCGGTGGCGGTGAGCCCCCGGTTCAATAGATATGAAACAACAATCAAGTGAGTCAGCCGGCAAACCGTCGCCTAGACTTATAGAAGCAGACCGCGTTTACCACTTGGTAAACGACATACACTATCGCGAGACGCTTGGCCAGTGGATGCGAGATGAGATGGAGGCCGCCACGGCATTAATGGCCGACGAAGACGACCCCATCAAAAACGCCAAAGCCAGAGGTGCCTATATGGTACTTCGACAAATTTCGGATCGAATAACTAGCTGCCTTGACCGCCGAGAGAAGGCTGCCATGGAACTAGTCAAAAACATATCGGAGAAAGCAAATGAGTGATGCCGCAGAAGGAGCCGAAAAGGCGCCCGCCGCCCCAGTAGCCCCAGCCCCAAAAGCTGAGGTTGATATGGACGCAGTTAATAAAGTCGCAGAAAGTAAGGCCGCAGAAATTGCGGACAAGAAACTTAAGGCCGCGTTTAAGGCGATGGCTGGCGAGGAGGAGAAGAAGTCGGCCCACCCGGTTCTTCAAGCCTTCGTCGAAGATCCAGTGGGGGTGCTTAAGGCCCTACAGGACGCTACCCTTCAAAAGAGCCGAGAAGATAGCGCTAAAGAAAAAAGCTTTAATGATGAGTTGCAGCGCTCAGCCGCTCCCATCATAGAAAAGTACCCAGATTTGCAACAGCACTCGGACTACGTGGAGGCGAAAATTCGTTCGCATCTACAAGCCGGCCTGAGTGTAAAAGAGGCCACCACAAGGGGCCTTGAAGAAGTTGCCAAGAAGCTAGGTTTACAATCGGTCGATGAGATCGCTGAAGACCGTAGGCTTCGAGGTGCCGGCATCCCGTCCGTGGGAGCCCATTCATCAGGATCAGGAAAAGACTCTGCCAGGGTTGATCCTGCGAAGTCCACGGCGGATTACTTAAAGGGCTATAAAGAAAAGATGAAGTCCTTCAAGGTCCGCAAAACCTAACGGAGATAATATATGTCACAAACATGGGGAAGTTACGCTTCCCTCATTAACGTAAACGAGCTGTCGGAATATGTCCGCCACGCCGCTCTTGATATGCTTGGGTTCGCCCAGCTTTGCAACGCCCCAACCGGCGGAGCACTTGGTCGTGAGCGCGGAGACACCGTACAGTACACCTACTATCCTGACGTAACCACGGCAGGTGGAGAGCTGAGCGAGACCGACGAAGTTCCTACTACGTCCATCACGCCCATCAAGGGAACATACACCATCGCAGAGTTCGGTAATGCTATTGAGCTAACTGAGAAGCTGCAAGATCTCTCTCGCCTTGACGCAGAATCTGACCTTATCCAGGCCATGGTTCGCGACATGAAGCGCCTTGAGAACGGACAGGCTTACGATGCCTTCAGTGAGACCCACTGGCTTGCAACGTTTAACGCGACTGCCGATGAGTTTGTAACCAACAACACCCTCACCTCAGTTGCTAACCAGCAGCTTGATCTTGAAAACCTGCGCTTCCTTGTACGCCAGGCCGAAAAGCGACTTATCCCGTTCTTTGACGGAGAGTCCTATGCGGTCGTTACCGGCGTAGATTCAGCAGACGCGCTTTGCTATGACTCGACCGTGACCAACCTCCTCAAAGAGGATTCTGGCCGCGCCGCGCTTAACGGCGAGGTTGGTCGCATTGGCAAGTCCCGCATTATCCGAGACACCCAGAAGGTGGCTAAGGTCGGCGGCGGAGCGACTGGTGCTGGCGCACTTCTCGATGAGACATTCCTCATTGGTGCTGACGCAGTTGTTCACGAGGTTGCAACACCTTGGGAGATGCGTGCTGAGGACCGAGATCTTGGCCGTAAGGTTAAGCTTGGTTACCTTGGAAAGATGGCTTGGGTGAAGATGCTCTCTCAGACTCTTCATAGCAAAGAACACGTCATCAAAGTAGACAGCGCTGCATAATTAGACGGGGGCAGCGATGCCCCCTCTTTGGAGAATTTATGGGATACGATAAGAAACAGACCGTGCATGTACGATCTGCAAATGCGTCCGACAATCAGGACCTTCTGCATATCTTCATTCCGGCCAAAACTGAAATTGATATCTACGGCCTTCGCGCCATGATTGACACCACGGGAGCCGCCGGCTCTCAAGTGGAGCTTGTAAACGTAAGCGATGCCATTCTAGCAGTAGTTAGCATGTCAGGCGCTGCAAATGCGATTAATGAAGTGTCGTTCTCAAACGGCCCTATCACCTTCACCAACTCGAACTCGACGCCGACCTTCCTAAAGTTGCGTCAGAACGTTGCAGGTGGAGCGTCCTCGGATGTTCAGATCTCCCTTGATCTCGACCATCCCGGCAGCAAGCCCCGCATTGTTTAATTAAACGGCCCGTCCAGGTTCACGCCTGGCGGGCTTCTTTTCCTACACATGGCAACTTACAACACACTCAAAACCGAAGTCCTCGTCAACTGCGATCACGTTGGATCTACTGACGCCGGCACAGTTGTCGAGTATGCCCTAAGAACGTGCGTAAAATACATCTCATCACGCACAGAGCTTCCCAAGCTCCGCGCCAGTAAAACATATACTGTAGTTGCGGGCGATATCACAACCGGATCAATCTCCATTACCGATGCTGGCAAACTCAATGCCACAGACTACTCTACGCCCAACCGTCTCTTTATCCGCCGCACCTCGACATCAGAGGCCCCAGGTCAAATCTACGACTACCTAGAACACATGCACTACTTGGAGCAAAAATCATTCTCCGTAGGTCGTGGGCGAGTGTCACTGTATGACTCGGGCAATGAGGACCTTCGCCCAGAGTATGCATACACGATAGACGCCAATGATAACCTGATCATAGACCCGATAGCAGTTGGCAACGTCCTGACCTTTTACTACATGAAAGAGCCAGCCGCATATGCATCCGGCACCACCCCAGAGATCCCCAACGAGTTTCAGTATATCCTCGTAAACGGGGCCACGTTAATCCTCAAAGAGTGGATTAGAGAACCAGACCAAATCATAGACCCCCACACGGTGCTTGCATCGCTCAACCCCCAAATTGAGCAGCTCGACCTATTTCTTCATGGGCGCCGCAAGCGTTCGGCAATTAAAATGCACCCGTCTTATTGGACTAAATAACCATGGCCATTCAGCCCAAAAATACAGTCGACATTAAGGTTGACACAATAGTCTCCAAGACAGCATCAGCCGGTGTTAAGGTTGAGGGCCTGCGCTTCAAGGCCAACGGGATCGATGCCGTCGTTTCGACAGACATGCCCATCTCCTTGGATGGCACGGTTAGGTGGCGCTTCGATTCGTCTAACTCCTTCAACCTCAACCCAGAAGCTGACCTCGCTCGCTCCATTGGAACGTCTTCAAAGAACCTTCTTAACCTATACGCTCAAAACGTATTTGTTTCTGGTGGCAATCAATCCATTGGTACTGTCTCATCCCACACGCTAAAGGTGCTAACCAACAACCTAGAACGCCTTGAGATCGAGACGGACGGTGATATTGCAGTCAACGCAACCAACGGCGGAAATTTAGTATTTGCTCGCGATGGGTATGGGGTGGTTGTGGCGGGCGCAGCTACGTTCTCAGCAACCGGCACCACTCAAGTGGCAGCGGCGGCAATTGCTAAGCTGATTACAATGGTAACCTCAGCAACGGGCGCATCTAATGACTCAGTTAGGCTCCCCACCGCGTCCTCGCACCTGTTTAAGCAGTTCATGATCATTAATGAGTCAGGTTCTACCATTAACGTATTTCCAGACTCGGGCTCACAGATTAACGACGCGGGGACCAACTCCGCCATTACAATGGCAGACAACACTCGCCGTCTCTTCTTTGCTGTAACCGGAACTCGCTGGATTAGTACCTCGGCAATCTAATGGCAGTCTCGCAACTTATCATAGGCGGCACCGAGGTCTACTCGAACGTTAGCCTTCTAAATACGCCAATCCAGATTAAGGATACGGGCGGCTCTGTGCATGGGTGGTATATCGATAACGACTCAAGCACTAAGAGGTTTGTCAAGATCTGGGATACCCTCGCAGCCCCAGATCCAGCAGTAGATATCCCCAAGCTCACACTTGGTATCCCCAAGAAGCAGGCCGCCAACGTTTTTGGGCTGGGTCTCAGATTTGCAAATGGACTATGGATTAGCTGCACGACTGGCCGCGCATCCACAAACACAACCGCACCCAGCGCAGACGAGGTGCTGGTAAACATCTTCTACACATAATGACAAAGTGTGGGTACTTAGATACCCCAGCCGCGACTGGGCAGATGTCGGTGACGGGCTTAGACTTTAAGCCCAACCTCATCTTTTTCCACACGACCATGCAGTCGACGGATGGCTCTGCAACCGACGTGTGTACCAACCAGGGCTTTGCGTTAGAAATCGCTGGGGTAATAACCCAGTACGCGAGGTCCGGCAGGTCACAACAGAACGGTGGCGCCAACTGCATATACGGCTCGGGCTCCTCTTCTTCTCTGTGTATTCGAGGCAACGAGACCACTGCTACGCTTGACTTAACAGCGGCATTTGTAAGCTTCAACGACGACGGGTTTACGCTTAATTTTACAGTTGTGCCGGCCAGCTCTAGGCGCGTTTTCTATACCGCCCTCTCTATAGAGAAGATAGCAACAGGCACGACATCAAGGTCGTCAATCGGCTCGTTTTCAGTGACAGGACTTGGCTTTCAACCCGAGGCGCTCATCTGCCTACACCGCGCAGAGGACTCAATGAACATTGGCTTTGCTGATGGCACAAGCCAAAGATCTAATTGTCAAAGAGCGCAAAATGGCGTGGCATACGGAACCACTAGTAGTATCTGGACATCGTGCGGCCCCCACCTACTCTCTGGTTATGGCGGGCGAGACGATACTGTCGACCTCACGTCGTTTGATGCAGATGGCTTTACGCTATTTAAGAACAGTACTACAGCGACCGGGCCAAACATACGGTGGATTGCGCTAGCTGACGTTGATAAGTCATTCAAGGTTGGAACATTTCAACCGCCCCAAACCGGGACAACGACAGTCTCTGGCCTTGGCTTCCAACCCGGCGCGCTGCTAATGGCCGGCTGTCATGACCTAGACATATCCAGCACATATAATTTCGTGCTTGGACTACGGGCTTTCTTTGCGGGCGTTGATGGTGATGGGGCTCAGTATGCACTTGGCGGACGCGGTACTGCTGCTAACGCGCAAGTTAGATTTCAAGATTCAGATTCCGCGACAAGCCGACAGACGCAGTTAACAAACTCGCACAGCTTTGCCTTTGATCCAGACGGATTTACAGTACAGGCAATTAGCGGCTCAGCCACAACTGCCGTATGTGCCTATATGGCATTTGAAGAGATCGGCGCATCGGGCGCCCTACCACTACTGGGAGTAGGATAATGCAAGTTCTTGCAGGCAAAACTCATTATATGAGCTGGCCCCATCCGGCCACTGGCGTGAAAAGCCCCTCGTGGTCAGTGAGAATATTCAAAGATGGTGACCTGCGCCTAGATATAGGCTATGAGGTAACCGAAACCGCACCCAGATACTACACGTTAAACTTTGATAATGACGGTGGGCACAACAGCCAATGGACCGCGATAGTCTCCCTGAAGGATGCGCCGGGCATTGGATACACCGAGTCCTGGTTGGTAATTAAGCCCATCACCGAGCAGGGCGTCACGGAAATTAGAACTCGCAATAACACAGAAGATGGCGGATTCTTTGGTTTCGCCGCTAAAGGAAGTAAGTAATGGCAGAGGAAGGAAAAGGTAGGCAGTCGAAGCGCTTCTCTGTCATGGGCGCACTGCAAGGAAATCGCGGCGATCAAGAGACGCAGGGGATCGAGTTTCAGATCCTCAAGAACTGCTACGTCGATGAGCGTATAGGTGCGGTAGTAAAGCGCGGTGGCTCCACTACGGAAACAATTGCAAGTGGCCTGGGTTTGCCAATCGCCGTCGGCGAGCATCTCACTGCGGCGCCAGGATCGGCCATACCACTATCAAGAGCCACCCTTGTGAATTTCTCCGGTACGTTCTATCAATGGAAGTCGAACACCTGGTCCTCGGTGAGCAAGACTGCCAACACTAGCTTTGCCGCCTCACAGCAAGGTCAAATGAATTTGCTTGGCACAAAGCTTTACCTTTCCTGCGGGCGCCCTGCGGTGTGGGGTGGTCCCGGCACAAGCGTAGAACGCATGGGCATTCCTAGGCCCACAACGGCCCCCATTACAGCGACTGGCGCTGCTGGCACAATTACCGTCACCGAAACAGTTCAGTACATGGTGACATACTACAACCCAACCACCGGCCTGGAGTCCGACTGGTCACCACTGTCGGCGGCGCTCGGCCCATTTACCGCTAAGCAGGTGACGGTGACGCTTCCAGTCGACTCAACGCTAACAAACGCCACCCATAAGCGCATTTACAGAACCAACGATGGTGGCTCTGCGCCCTACTTGGTCGACACCGTTACAATGGCCACAACGTCATATACCGACGACAAAACTGACGCTCAGCTTACAACTCGCGCGGCTCTGGTCGGTCGCAAAGGCCTTCCGCCTAGCGTCAGCTATATCAATCACGTATACGCCTCTCGGGTTTGGATGGTTGACGCAGAGAACCCATACCTATTACGCTTTTCCTTACCATACACCGGAAACGACTCAGACTGTGAACTATTTCCCACTGACTTTTTTGTGGTTGCAAATCAACCAATTACAGGCTTATTGGCTATCCCTGGCCGGATGTTAGTTTTTCACCCCAGAAGTATCAGCTATATCAGCGGAACCTCGGAAGACGACTTTTCGTTTCAACCCTGGAAAACCGGAATTGGCACGCTATTTGCCAATAGTATTGCCACGGACGGCGCTGCTGTGATATGCTTAGGGGAAGAGGGCTGGATCGATATTACCAAGACCCCCCGCCATCACATTTCGCGGGAGATCGACCACGACCTACAACCCCTTATGGCTGGCTCCTATAATTCCGCTATGTATGCGGGGGCCTGCTATAACCACAGCCTCCGTCAGTTTGTTTGCTTTGTTACCGCAGAGACTCGCGCATCATGGCCCTGGGAGGACTCATCCGACGCCGGTATCGAGGAGTGGGAAGACTCCGCTACCCTCGTCACCGAGACCTGGGAAGATCCCACCGCCTCATCGCCATCCGCAACTGTTAGGGTAAAAATATGGGGATATAGCGCGGAGCTATCCGACGACGCATCTCATCGCTGGATGGAGTATGAGTTTCCAACTATTACAGACTCCAATGGATCGGGGGCTTACCCAACACTACTGCACCACCCAAGCCCGTCCTCCGACCTCACGGACCCACAGCAAGACAAAACACTTCTCTGTTTTTGGAGCGGTACCGAGGGTAAGGTGCGCACCGCATTTCGCAGGGACAAGGGTGTCGACGACTCAGCGACCGCTATAACCTCGACTCTCGTCACTGGGCGCATACAGCCCGGCGAGCCTGATGGGAAATACCGTAGGTTTGTTGGCATTTCATTTGCCAGCTCATACGTTGATCCGACTGCCGACTCATCCGGCACCCTCAAATACCTCTTAGATTTTGAGGACCCACACCTGAGATCGTATAACAGCTCGCTCAAGTTATTCTCTCAGGTCACAACAGATATCAAGAGGCTCACGGAGGGACTGGGAAGGCACATGAGGCTTGAACTAGTCGATACATCAACCTCGACATCCAAGGTGCTTCTTTCGGAATTTCACCTTCACTATAGACCACGATTTAGACGGGACAATAGATAATATGTTTAATTTTCCAGGACTTGGTGGTGGCAGTAGGGCGAGCCTAGGCTCACCTCAGCCAACAGTAGCACCGTGGCTGAAGGGCCTATCCCTACAAGACTTACAGGGCCAGCTTTCTGGGCTTCAGGGCCAGCAGGCCGCCTATGATAAATCTGTGAGCCCATGGCGCGATCAACTTGGGCAGAAGTTCAATTTTGGCACCATTGCCAGCAGTTTTGCCAATACGGCTCAGCAAGGGCGCGGAAAGGCCGAGAGATATCTCCAGGGCGAGGCTAAGCGCCTTGGCTTGGCGCCAGATCAGTTTGACTCATTTCGCTCTGCAATTATGAGCGCCAAGGACAACAGCACACGTAATAAGCAGATGGAGGATATCCAGAGCGCGCTGGCGTTTATGCAGGCCGGACAGGGACAGCAGCCGCCACAGCAGGCACCTCAAATTGGCATTCCTACCCAACCGGCTCCAGGTGGAACTCCTATGCAACCAGGTCAGCCAACTATTGGCATCCCGGCAACGCCAGGGCGCGGTCAGTTTGGTGGCTTTGATCCTGGCCAGCTTGCCAACAATCCTCTTCGTCAGTGGACCACTCAGATAGGTGAGCAGCTTCAAAACGGCTCCATTACTAACTTCAATAAAGCCGCTGGCCGCCTTCGCGAGCGCCTAGACTCGGCTGGTGCCGCAAGCGCGGACCAGATAACCAATGCAAACGTAGGTCGAGGATTTGGCTTTTCTGGAGTCAACGACACTCAGCAACAGCGTGCGCGCGCAGATACACAAAGCGCATACGGTGCGGGTCTTGTTGGCCTAGAGAATGCATTTGAAGGACAAAGACAGTCCGGCCTTCAGGGCGCGCTACAAGCAACCAATCAGCTTTTTGGTAACGATCAATTCTCGCAAGACTTAGCTGGCAAGCTATTCATGAACCAAGAAAACAACAGACAATCCGGTGCTAACGCCGCTTTGGGTGCCAATTCCGACTTCCTTAGAGCAATCTTTGGTAGCGCATTCGGGAGATAAATATGAACGAACTAGAGCTACAAAGACTACTTCTATCGCTCGGACTCAGGCAGGGTCAAAGCTTGAGCAACACAGATAGCCTCCTTGCCATACTCAGTGGGGCTACAGAGGACCCTCGTCAAATGGAGAGCGCGCTGCAATCAGAGGCCGCGCAAAACAGGCGAGCAGTAAAAGCTAAAGAGGCTGCGGCTGCGGTGCAGAAGGGTGAGGTTGACGCAAAGGGGAGCGCCCTTGCTGGCCAGAGGGCCGACGCCCTAGCTGCGCTGCGCACTGACAATGGCAGGGCTCAGGCCGCACGTATCAATGCTCAGCAAGCCGCGCGCGGAGTGCGGCAAACACCAGGATCCCCAGGCGGCTCGCCAATGAAGTTCGACACCACAGAGGTGGTGCAACAGAGCATTGCCGCAGACCCCAGGCTCGCACCACTAATGGCGGCGGTTCGCGCATCCCGAGTCGGGTCTGGCGGAGACTTAGGGCAAGTTCTTGGCGCTCGTGATACCATGTATCGCGGACTTGGGCTAATGGCCGACCAGGATAAGGAGAAGTTTGATCTTGAGATGGCGCTTGGTAAGCAGAAGCTGGCTCAGGGTAACATAGAGGCCAACGCCGCCAAACAGGCGCGGCAGGATGCTCGCTTTGCCGCCGACCAGGCCATGCAGGAAAAAGCCAAGGCTGAACTTTTAGCTCGTATGCAAATGGCTCAAGACCGCAAGAGGGTGGCTGGACAGCAGGGCGAACGCTTCCCCGATCAGAGCGAAAAAGAGATCGATTCAAGCATTGATCCACTGGGTATTGGCCCGGCTACCGCCGCTAAATATAAGCAACTCCTAGCTCAATTTCTGAGGTAACATGGCAGACGGAAGATCACCACTTGACACTGCGGGACAATCCTTGATGGACCTGATTTCCGGTCTTGCGCAAGCACCAGGTCAGATTGCCGGCGGGTATCTTGACGTGCTTTCTGGTGGTATGGCGTCCCAGGGGCGTAACAGCCCAGTCGCCCAATCTACGGAGGGTGCCGTACCCCAGGCCCCAGTTGACCTTCAGGGGGTACTAGACTCCCTTACCCAGGGTGCCTCTCGGTTGCCCGGTGACGTAGCTAACGCCTTCGATGTCCTGATGGGCAAGGCCAGCTCCCCCGCCCAGGCCCAGACTGGACAGAGAGATATAAATGCTGTATTCTTAGGTCAGGACCCACCCTCGGCATCGCCTACGGAAGACGCGCTTCAACAGCTTATGAGGGCCTCCGGTAGCGGTACTCAATCATTTGCGGCCAGGGGCAACGACGTCCGCTCCAGTGGTAATCCAGCCGGCCCTAGCCGTGGCGGCAGCTTTTCGCGCTCTAGCCCGGACGCCTCATCTAATTTTATGGCCAACTACGGCCTGCTATCAAGCGCCATAGAGACCGCCAAAGCCAAAGAAATGGACACCCTGTTTACAAAAACGGCGGCTGATATTGCACAGATGGGGGGAACCCCGTCAGAAATTTCCAGGAAATTACTTACACTTGCCAAGGTAACTGGTAAGCCCGCCTCGGCAATTTCGTCGATACTCAATGCAGTTGACGGCGAAGTCAAGACTCAGGACGACATTCGGCAGCTATTCCTTGAGATGTGGCAGCAACGCAAACCAGGCGAGACGCTCCAACAGATCCAAGCTAAAGCCCTTCAGAAGTTTCAATCCGGCGAATAATGGCCCTTAAAGACATCGAAGCCCTAGCATCCTCGGACGATCCAATCGTTGCCGGTCTCGCTCGCGACATCCTCTCGCAGAGCACCAGCCTCGAAAGCGCCGGCATAGACCCCGGCCCGCTAGAGCCTCGCCAATCGCTTCTGATGAAGGGGCTCGATGTTATTGACACCCCAAGGCAGTGGGTGGCCGGAATAGGTGACGCCCTGGTGCGCGGAGACTTAGGGCAACAAGGGCTATTCGGGGCAGCCGCCCGTGGCGCTAGGGAGGACATTAGCACCTCTGACATACTGCGGCGTGGGGGCGTCACTAATCCGCTCGCCAGGGGCGTCCTGGGCTTTGCCGGCGACGTACTCACCGACCCGCTTACATGGCTTACCCTGGGCACATCGGGCCTGGCAAAGGCTGGGGTTAACGGTGGAATCAGTCTCTCTAAGCAGGGCCTTGCGGCCAGCAAAGCATTTGCGGCGGCCAATCTAGCCGGCGTCACTGATGTGGCGCAAATGGGGGCGCGCACCCTCGAATCCATGCAGGCCATAGACAAAGCCGCAGACGCCCTACATGCACTTGACAATGGACAAATGGCCGCCAAGCGCATGGTCGCGGAGCTATCAAAATCAACCGGCCCAGTAACTGACATAACCCAGTACACTCGCCAGCTCCTCGATAACGCCACAGCTTCAGAGGAGGCGGCCCGCGTATTCGGGGCGGATGTGGCCCAGAACGTAGATAATCTCATTGGTCGCGGACAGCGTGTAGCTCTTGAAGCCAACCTCCCGTTCCTTGGGTACTTTACTAAACAAGATGCTCCTCTCATGAAGGCCATCCAAAAAGAGGGTGGTCCGATAGGTGAAGTGTTCGATGGCGTCATTAAGAAGGGCGGTGTCGGTCGCGCCATTACTGACGCAGCGGGTGCGATTGGTAGCGTACTCAAGCCCGGCAAGGTCGCTCTCTGGGAAAAGCAACTCTCTCAAAATGAACTTCTCACCCTGCAAAAACTAGCTAGCGAAACCAAGTCTCGCATGGGTGAGTTTGCGATGAAGGTCGACGGTAGACTCCGTGCGCTTCCGGGCGGTAGCGTAGTGTCAGATGTAACCAAAAAAGCGGCGGACTTAGCCTCCTCTGCCGGCGCTGAGATGGGCAAGCAGTTCAAGCGCATCTTTGTTTCTAGCTATCTCGGGCCTAAGTTTAAAGCCATCAGAGAAGACCAAATCAACAGTAAGGCTATGGCTGAGCAGGTCGCGATGACCGATGTTCTCAGTAACTTCGGTGCAGAGATATCTGACCCAACAGGTGCAGGCGCTGAGCTTATGCGGCGCTCATACTTCCTTATTGACGCGGCGGCCAAGCAAGAAATTACGGCCCTTAAGAATCTATCCCCAGAGCTGGCAGATGACATGCTCGCGTCAATCAACGCCCGCCGTCTTGGCATAGAGGGGCAGTCATGGGACGACTTAGTTAAGAAAGCTAAGCAGGTAGATCCAAATTTCAACTCAGACGCTCTTACCTTTAATCAGCGCGTCAATCAACAGCTTGATGCTATGGGCGCAGAGCCCGAACTTCGCCAGATGGTTAAGCGCATTCAGGACTATCAGGACGGCCTAATCCTTAATGAGTTAAAAGATGGCGTGGCAATCAGCCCTATCGACGCATACGTCACCCACGCATACACCAACAAGACCGTACTCGATCCAGTAACCAGGCGCCCAGTCGCGACAGGTCCTGTTAGTGGTGGCTTTACTAAGACTAGAAAATACTCAACTGTCGACGATGCGCTCACAGACGCCGGCCTAGTTCAGGACACCAACGTAGCCAACCTGCTATCAGAGCGTGCGCGAGCGAGTTGGATCAAGAGAGGTGAGGCGCAATTTGCTAGACGCGCATTTCTCCAGGGGGGCATGTCCCAAGAGCAGCTTGCAGCCCTGGCCAACTCATACCTTAAGGGCGACCACGCCGCTGGCGTTCTGCTCACGGGCCGTGGCTTTGATCTACCCAAGTCTCGCGCCCTAGACGATGCATCAGCTAAGAGCCTGCTCGGCGTACTTAAGGGACCATTCAAAGAATTTGAACCCAAGCGCCTAATGGAACTTGGCATGTCCGAAGCCGAAGCGGCCAAGACTGCGCTCGATCTAAACTCCGGTGCTATAGAGGATATGGCCGCATATGTTCGAAACATTCATGCCAATATGTTTGCTGTTGGCTCTCGGCCTCAAGACCTATCTGTGCCTAACTCAATCCTTGGAGAGATCGCGGATAAGGTTACGATCCCAGGCACAAAAGAGGAACTCTACGTTCCAAAAGAGCTAGGCCGGGCTATTAGAGAAACGCTTGCGGGCCGTGACTTCCTTAAGAATGCGGCTGGCAAAAGTGAGATTTCGCAGCGCCTGTTAAACGTATCTGACCAGGCGGTCAACTTTTTCAAGCGAATGGTAACACTTCCGTTCCCTGCTTATTGGGCGCAGAACGCAATTGGCGATCAATTCTTCAAGCTCATGGATGGTGGCTTTGCAGCCATGGACCCAGGCTACCTGCAAAAGGCACACTCCGCGCTCAGTGGTAGGTCTGCCATTAAGACGCCATACGGTGTAATTACCCCGGATGTGTTTATTAAAACCCTTCGGGAGAATGGCATCAACTTCGGATCTCGCGACATGGCTGGCCTGCTTGACAACTTTGAAGCAATGGATGTTACCAAGGCCATCTCTAAAAAAGGCGGTCTTGTTAAGCGCGCCCTGGAAGCTAGAAAGCAGGGGATAAATCCGGTTGACGGCGTTGTCGAAAGCGTCAAAGAAGCTCAAAGCGCATTTCAATTTGCCTTCGGTGAGTTTACTAGGGTCAGTCATATCATTCACCGCCTTGAGCGTGGGGATACTATTCAGAATGCTATTCGCTACGGTCAAGAAGCGATGCTCAACTATCGCACGCTTTCGCCGGTAGAGCAATCACTGTTCCGTAGATTCTTCATGTTCTACGGCTTCCTTGGTCAAGGCACTAAGCGCCAATTAAACGCGCTGATTACTAGGCCCGGTGATTTTGCCATGCAGGTCAAGGCAGCCCGTGGCGCAGCGGAGTTATTCTCTGAACCAGGCGCGGCCCCCACTGCTGACGAACTAGA